GATAATAATTGGAAAGTATTGTTAATGATGGGTATTGGCGTGTTTATTAATCACGATAATATCACCTACACTGAAATTATGAAGCGTTTAGCAGATGAACAAAAATTATATATGATTATTGCCACGAGTGATTACATTTATGGGACTAATTATCAATTCTGTCACGGATATTTAAGCAAGGATTTGGATTTGACACAAGAAAAGATTATACAAGCAATGGGAAGAATTGGTAGACAAAATATCCAACAAACCTATACTGTGCGATTTCGCGATGACCAGCAAATTATGAAGCTGTTTACATCGGAAACTGAGAAACCAGAAATCATTAATATGAACAAGTTATTCACAAGCCGTAACGTGGAATATGATAATGGAATGTATATTGAAGTTTAGAAATTGAACGTTTAATAAATATAATAAATATTTGAAAAAATTGATTTAGTTTTTTATTTGTTATCATTATTTGCAAATAAACAATAACAATAAAAATAAAAACTAATAATGTCGTTTTCCTCTAGATATAGATGCAAATATGGAAAAGAACACGAAATTATTGGTTTCAAGGCTGAATGGAATTCAAAACTACAAGTAACAAATGTTGTAAAAGTGTGTGAATATAAATTTTGTATTTATGGGGATACCAATTATCATTTTATTGATGGATATATTGATATGCTAAAAGAAACGGTATTTAGGAAATATAAAAACATTCATTTATTCAAAGTAGAAATCAATGGCTACGAAATAACAAATATTTTACATAATTTACTGTCGAAAGTAATTGAATATATTAGAAATATTTTACGAATAAATGTAAAAAAATTAGATAAAAATCATCTCATCATAAAAATACATTATGATGAGGTGTTGGTTTATACTTGTGCTATAGATAAATATGAATTATAAAGATAAATTATAAAGATAAATTATAAATTTGATTAAATGCGCGTTACTATTCGTATTTTTCTTACATAAAATGTATTAGATGTTCCAAACATTACACCAATTACAGCTTGTTCGTTGTAGTCGCAGATATTGATTGCTTTTCCTTTTTCTCTATCTTTCTCTCCATTTTTTTCTCCCGATTCAACGATTTCAATTTCATATTCTTCGCCTATTTGAAAATCTATTCTAAGTATATTTTCCATATATTTAATAAAATTATGAACCGTTAATTGCGTGTCAAATGCATACAATTTGGAGTCACTTTCATATGCAATTTTGAACCAGTATTTGCAAACTAATATCATATTATTTATTATTAAAGTTGTCTTTGTCTTTGATTAAGATGACCTGTTTTGTTTTATATCATTTTTTTATTTATTAATCGATAAAATGCAAGGGATTTATTAGTAAAGGTAATCTAGTCACCCGTCTTGGATTTGATAACATTATAGAGGTTGTCTCGTCACCAAATTGTGATGCAACATCGAATAATAATAGCAAATTATAACTCTCTATTTCATTTGGCAACCAAGTTGATAATTCGTGCCATCTATTCAAACTTTTTTCATATTTATTTTGTATGTGAAAAGTATATATTTGTTTAGAGTTAATTGTTTGGTTACCTTGATAAGGTGTTAAATTGATAAAATATTCAGACATTTATATTGTATATATATATATATATATTAGTTACAATATAAAATAATTGAATTAAAAAAATCAATTTTTTAGTGGGTTGATGGTCTTAAATAGGTAGCCCATTACTATAAAATTGTATATCTTCAATCAGTGCAGCACCAGGATTATTTACCCAACCCACATAATCGACGTATGGATTATGATTGTATGGATTGGGATTGTATGGATTTGGATTATGAAAATAATCTTGGAACCAATAGCCCGGATTTAAAGGTGTAATAGCTTTCTTTATTGGTGTTATTTTCTTTGTGTTGATTGGAAATGTATATACATTTTCATTCATATTATTGTAGTACGGTTTAAGAGTTAAAAAATATGATTTAGCTATACATTTATTATTGTTCTTATTGTTCTTATTGTTCTTATTGTTCTTATTGTTCTTATTGTTCTTATTGTTCTTTCTTCCTTTTAATTGCATTATTTTTGGCAATATGTTATATGGATATAGATTCTTTTAAGTTGTAAGTTAGTTTATGATATTTATATAATTTATAAACTTTACAATTTTCTGTAGACATATTTATTTTTTCTTTGTTATTTTAGAACTAGGATTTATCTGTAATAATGTATTAATTGTCTTCCAATACCAAATATGAATATTACTTCCTCAGGAGTTATATCTCTTTGCAAAATAATCTAATTAATTAATGCAGTGAATATATGTTTATTAATTTCATTCAATACATCAGATAAATCAAATAATTTATTATTTGGATTAAATCTAATAAATGTATTTCCCATTACTGTTATATATTTTTCTCTATCTTTTTCATAATTATAGTCCCTATCTTTATGACCATTTTTATCACATTCAACAACTAGGTTATATTTTAGAAAATATAAATCAACATAATATTTGTCAAACTGATATTGTCTTTTTATTTCCACAACATTTTTAAAGGAATTTTCTATAAATCCAATAGTTTGATTTTCTAAACTCATTATTATGTTGATATGATCATTATTCATTAATTTACTAACGTATCTGTGTTTTAAATTATAGGTATTTTTAGCCAATTCAAAGGTTTCTTCAGTTAATAAATATATTATTTTATTCTGTCCACCACGTTGTTTTGTATTATTTTTATTTAATTTTTGAATTATATAATGAACATTTTCTTTAAAGTTTTTTTCAATATAATTAGTAACATTATGTTTTTTTGTTTTATTCAATATTAGCATTAATTCTTCAATATTTTTTGTAAATTCAACCATTCTAATTATTATTAAAAATAATTTAATTTAAATCATTTTTTTGTACTATATAAATCTATAATTCACGTTAAAAAAATTTAAATGTTTTGTGTTACAAACAAAAATACTTCAAATGATTTATTATTTCTTGACCTAATGGGTAAGCAATAGTATATTATTATTTGCTTATTAAAATCGAAAGCGATAAATTCAAATACTTTAACTCAATGTTTGTATAAAATAGAAAGCAAATATATTTTTGTTAAAATATTTGTCATTTCCACACATTATCAATTGTTTATTTAAACTTGGTTTTGCATAAACATTCATAATATTGGTTAATAATTCCCTTATAATATAAATATTCATTATTTGTAAGTTCAAATTCATAAATTGGCATTTTATTTTTGTTTATTTCTCTTTTAATATTTTTAACTATATCTATTGTTAATTCTTTTTTATTGTTATTTTTTATTCTCTCTTCATTTAAAATATTTAAAATAAAACCAGGTTTAATATTATTAACTACGTTGTTAATAACCACTAATATCTCAGTTAACTTAATTTTTCTTCTATTAATATTTATTTCTTCTTGTGTTAATTTTTTAGTGTCTGTTTTTATTTCAATTACACATACAAGATGTCCATTTTTTATTCTAGTGACAGTATGTCTAGGTAAGTTTAATAGTTCTTGAATTTCTATATTTTTTTTACCTTCATTTAATAATTGTTTAACTTTACAAATAGTTTCATCACATACTCCTCCTTTTGCTTCTCTAATTGATGCTGACATTTTTTGTTTTGTTTCCTGGGTAAACTTTTTACCAAAGTTATGATTACCTTCTCCTTTCATTTTTTCACTTTTTTCTTGATAAATAAATTTAGTTTTAAGTTCTCTGATTAAATTTTTTTTGATATTATTTAATTTTACTGTTTCCATATAACTTTCTTTACCTTTTTCATTTTGATTTAATTCAGTAAATATTTCTATTTTGTGTTTTTCTTCATTTGTAATTAAATACATTTGTTTTTTTACTTGTTTATCAGATGTATTTAATAATTTTTCAAACGCAACTAATTGATTATATTTAACAATACAACCCGATTTCATTAATGAAATAAAATACAAACAATTTTCTTTTTTATGAATGATAAAAGTAGTTTCATATTGAACAACACCAAAACCTAGATATTTCATAATAGAATGTAATATTACATGGTTATTTTTTTGAGATATACTCAAATTGTATGCAAAAGTTTTTTTGTCAATATAGATGCAACCCTCAGCATCAAATATACCTTGTATATATTCAATATTCATTTTATTTAAATTGTATTTATTGAATTCTTCATAACTTTTACATTTTGTGCATAAATTATACAATTCTTCCTTTTCATCGTTATAATTAGGTTTATTAACTATTTTATTAAATTCATATAGACATATTATTTGAGGATATTTAATTATTAAATATTCTTTGATGTAGTTTAATATTACATCATATTCATTGCTACGAAATAATAAATTAAATTGATTTCTTTTGTTATATTTATAATAATATTCTCCTTCCATAATATTTTCAAACTTATTATTTCGTAATTTTGTGCTTGTTATGCTTCCTCCAAAATGATAACGAAGTATTTGTAAAATATTTGTTCTTACTTGAGTTATAGTAATTCCTGATTGAAAACCATCTTTTATTTTTCTTATAAATATACACCCATCTCAATCAATTAATCCGGCAATATATGATGGATGAGGTGGGTTTGCTGTGTATTTTGATAATTTGTCCAAATTGTCTTGTTGAATTGTATATTCATTCATTGTATATATTAATATAAACTCGTATGTTTAAGTAGTTTTATTAATATATATTTCAATTTCTTTTTATTACAAATTAAATATAAAAACAGTTAATTATCACTTTACAATAATATTGAAAGATAATTATATTTATTTTGTCAATTAGATAAGTAAATAATCTTGTTTTGGATATACCCAAAGCAAGATTATTGTTATAATATTATTTATTAAGTAAATTTATTTAACTAAATGATTAAATATCGCTTTACCTAACGGGTAAGCAATATCATATTAATATTCGCTTATTAAAAGCAAAAGTGAAAATATATTTTCTTCATATAAAAAGATATAAATATATTGACACCATATATGCAGTAAAAAGGCTCAGTTGGAATAAGCCAATCCCCCCATACCTGACATAATACGCAAGCGTATAATTACCCCACTAAGTTTCCCTAGGGGACGGACTGTATCTTAAGCTATCTCAAGTTGATTAGACTCTTCATTGATAACCAATACCCGTTCAGTCTCTGACGCCCTACCATATCCTATCAAATCGGAATTAGGTAGTAAGCATGCGGATTTCCCAATCATTCTAACTATTACCTTACCGGAGTTGTATCTCCGCCACACATTCCTTTCAGATATGTGCTTGGTGTAGAATGCTCTAAGGGGGTCCCCGAACAACAAGGTATTTTGCAAAACTAATTGTCAACAACTAATTTCACTAGCTACAAGCATTTTAATTTGTGAGTGCTTTACTGATTTTACACAAGACTTCTCACACAGTCTTGTCAGGTAGCTTTTCAACGCCTTAAGTATTATGTTGACGTTATAATTGGTAGCATATACGCGTACCTTGGCGGTTTTGGTTCCTTCCACTGTCGCATTGGACAATACGAGTTGGAGAGTGGCATTGTCAATACGACTGAAGTTGCACGTACCACTGGGTTGGTGTTCTTCAGGGCGTAATGCAAAGGAATACACGTTAATACCTTCATCAGGATTACGAGTGTGCGATTGATATGGTTGAACCCAAGAGAAATAAGATCCTTCTCGTTCTGAGAAACGATCTTGTCCATTTAGCTGTAACTTTGCAGTAACAACTGGGTTTTGTCCCCAACAATGCAAGTCGAGGGAAGTTTCAGCAAGCACAAAAGTACCTGCATCAGAGACACCCGAGTTATCAAGGTGAGGTCCTGATCCGTCTGCTAATGCAGCAATTGCATCACTTCCCAATCCAGAGGTGTTTGGTTGCACTTGAGGACCTCCAAGATTCACCTCATTGTAAGGATTGGAAGGACCATGCCAGTAACCAGTAAAGTTACTGAAATATTGAGATGGTAAATAGTCAAGAGCACCAGCATCTTGGAATAAACCACGAGCATCAATAAAGGCACGGGAATCAGCAGCAACTGATGCTGGACCTCCAAAGGCGTGGATTGCGTTTGGAAGAGCATCAATCGCATCCGTGTAGTTAAATGGCTGAGCACCAAGAACCTTGAATAGAAGAGCATCACAAGTCAATGAAGAACAGTAATCCACATTCTGATCAGGTTGGACAACCCAAATCAATTCCTTGACTGGATGGTTAAAGTTCAACTTGATTTTGTTAGAAGAAGAACCAACTGATTCATCACCAGTGAATTGCAATTGGGTAATCAAGTATTCGTGTGGATTTTGTGCCATTCGGCGTCTTTCATCAGTATCCAAAAAGACATAGTCAACATACAATGATGCTGCAACTAGGGACTGATTGTAAGCAATACTGGCTGGGACCGGGCGTCCAACAGTGTATTGACCTGCAGATCCACTGAATGGATTCGTGTTGCAGTTTAGCGTGGTAACTGCCCACAAACATTCGTCAATTGGACGAATATCTAAATTTATTTTCACCTCATGATATTGTACATAAAATACCCCATCTTTCGATGTATTTCTTACCATAATAGGTGTCATTTTATTTTTGAATAAAACACCTATTTTTTGGTAAAGGGAGTAGACTTTATCTTAAACCTTATCAGGCTGATTACGCCATCATATAAGACCCATTTTCGTTAAGTCGTTGAACCTTCTCCATACTCTATCATAACGAGGTTAGGAGCTTGGCTGCGGATTGCCGATTTGCAGTTTCTCTTTTAAAACTTTTATACGGGGCATTTTAACGATACCTGAGATTTTTATTCTCAGCCAAACTATCATTTCTTTTAGTTTTTCGTAGCCCAAAAATTGATTATATTTTGTATTAAAACGATTTATATTTACTATATTATTAAAGAAGTAGTGTAGTTGTAATTTTCCATTTTTTATCCTGTTTTCTATTTTTTCCAATGGCTGTAAATTTGTCCAATGTCCACACATCATTTTTTCTGATTCTATAGATGTATTAAATTTACTTAAAGGAAGTATGTGATCTA